GATTGTTGATAATGGAATCATTTTTTCTTTTAATTGAGGTTCCCATTTAGCCAATACCTCATCCTTAACCTCACCCAAGTTAATACCTTTAAGTGCTCTTTCTTTCTTAAATGGATTACATGATGCCTGAACCATTCCCATTGGCCAAGCGATTACTAAGAAGTCCGCATCAGGATTATTTCTGAACGGAGTAAACCTATCGTATGAACCTGGTCTCATCATATTACCACCACCATATTGACTGATAACTTTGTCATCAACATTAACATTAGGACTCATACTTTGTAGTTTCACATAATCTTCTTTGTTTCTATCTAAGTCCTTAATACCAGCAAAACCTTTGGTTTTCATTTGGTCTTTAATGTTTAATAATATACTCATTAAAGATGGTTTAGCTCCCATAACGATATCTCTTAAGAAACCTGGTTTGTTTTTAAATGCCAATAAAAGTTTGTTGGTTACCAAACCTAATAGTTTTTTGTTTTGACCAACAGATCTTTCTCTATCAAACTTATATAGGTAACTCATAACTTGTTCTGGTGTAATGTCGTTTGACGCATAGTCAGCTGAGTCCACCATTGAAATTAAATCAATGTCTCCTTTAGGGAAAATCTCTTTAGGTGATATTGATTGAGATATTGTTTCAACATTTGATCTTGAAGTTTTAAAGTTTGTTGATGTTCCTTTCTCAACACCCGCTTGAGTGTCGTGGTGATCCGTATGAATAACGAACATAGGTTTACCGTGAGCAAAGTCCACCAACACCGGCATAATGTCACCATCAGCATCTTGTTTCTTAATTGAGAACTCTTGATCACCATATTGGATTATCTCCGCATCAACAACTTTAATCCCATTCTGTTCCAAATAGTTTTTCATTGCCAACGCAGTTGTTACCCCATCCAAATCTTGGTGGAAGTAAATTTTAGCCATTGGGTATCTTTTCGCTAACGCTTTGATATTTCTAATACCACTTTCATTCAAAAGTGATTTAGTTTGTTCTTTAATTATTCTCCTAATTAATTTTTTCATAATTATAAATACTTTAAGAAATAAAAAACCCCACTTACAAAGTGAGGTTTTCATTTTAATGTATTGCGAAAATAGATTACGCTTCTTGTTCTTCTGTTTGTGGAACCATCTCCATCATTTGAACATCCAAGTTCAACTTAACCTCATCACTTAACAATACTCCACCTGTATCAAGTGTCGCATTCCAACTAAGATCAAAGTCAGATCTGTTGATAACTCCTGAGATTTCAAATCCGTGTTTTACATTACCCCAAGGATCTGTAGATTGTCCATTATATTCGACATCCAATTCAACTTCTTTAGTTGTATCTTTGATTGTCATTTCACCTTTAACTTTTCCGTTAGCAATGTTAACAGATGTTGATTCAAAATACATCTTTGGGAATCTTTCTGTGTTGAAGAAATCTTCGTTGTTTAAGTGTGTGTCTCTGTCAGCATTTCCTGTAGAGATTGATTTAACTTCAGCCTCAAATCTAATCTCAGCGTCTTCCATATTATCCATAGAGTATTTCATTCCTCCTGAATAATCAGTTAAGTTTCCTTTTACGTTTGACACCATTAAGTGTCTGATTTTAAATCCCAAGTCAGAGTGTGCTGGGTCAATTACTAATTGTTTCATTTTTATTTAATTGTGATTTATTTTCTTTTCAAAAGATAATTCTTTTATTTGGACATGTAAATTGAAAATGAATTGATGTATGTTAAGAAAAAACTATATCTCTAATATTTTCCAATTACCTTTCTTGTCTTCAACTAAACAAGTTGAGTTTTCACAAAAGTCACCTGAGTTCATATAATCAATATCAATCTTTGGTTGGTGGATGTGACCACATACCGCAACATCATAACCTTTCTCTTGTGTAAGACCTTTAGCCCCTGTTTCAAAATCAGATACAAAATTAATTGCGCCTTTTACTGATTGTTTGATGTCATTTGCCAGTGAATGGTATGGTAACTTAAATGTCTTTCTAATTTTATTATAGATTGTGTTAAGTTTAATTACAAAGTCATAAGACCATCCACCAATAACCGCCAACCATCTTGCCTTCATAATAACAAAATCTAAAACATCTCCATGAAAACAGTAATAATTTCTACCATCAATACCCACATAGTTATACATCCTAACAATTTCAATATTATTTAGTTTGAAGGGGATGAATTCTTTAAGGAAGTCGTCGTGATTACCTCTGATGTATACCACTTTTGTTTTACCTTCAGATAGTTTGATTATTTTTCTAATTATTTTAGTACAATCATTAGTCCATTTGCCGTTGCTTTTGATTGCCCACCCGTCAATTATGTCTCCGTTTAATATTAAAGTTTCCATTTCATTTTCTTCTAAGAACTTTAATATCTTATCTGTTTGTGATTGTCTTGCCCCTAAATGAAGATCACTCATTATTACGGTTTTCCACTTTTTCATTTCCAATAATTTTGATCTTTAGTGAAGTATTCTTTGTTTTTATGGTTGAAGAATGACCCTAAAAACAATTTAACCATATAACCCAATCCTTTATTTTCAAATCTTCTTGGTGGTGTAAAAACAACATTATTTATTCTTCCAAATTTTTTAGGTTTGATTTGTTTGGAGAATTGATAGTCCTCGGCTATTTTTATCTCTTCATCAAATCCACCTAACTTTTGGAATGTTTTGGACTTTATTAACATAAACCCACCTAAACAAAATGGTGTCGACCATTTTGATATTGACTGAAGTATATCAAAAGTTTTGTAAATGTAATTGTATTTTCCGTTATCACTTCTAAATTTGGTTGTAACCAAATCAAGATCTTTTTGATAAATTTTTAAAAAGGATCTTTTTATTGTTTTTGGGTCAAGAATGAATACATCCGCATCCATGAATAAAACATAAGGTGTTTTAACATACTTAAAACCTCTATTTCTGGCAACTCCGGGTAAACCGCCACTAATGATCTGTAAATCATATGTATCGTCTTGGACACTAACTCTATTCTCAAGTTCATTTTTCGTAATGTTGTCGTCGGAAGAATCACAAACTATCACTTTAAGATCGTTTATGTCTTGTTGGTAATTTAATAAATCCAAAGTTTTTAGAATGATATCTTTTTCATTCTTACATGGTATTACTATGGTAATATATTTACTTAAATCCATATTTTATAAATAGGTAAAAAATTTAAGATTACAAACAATTAACAATTAAATAATAATACTAAATTATGAATTTTGTATCGTAATAAGTTGCTACGTAATCAGCACTAAGGAGTGGGTGTTTGTTTATTATTAGATCAATGCCTTCATAATATTCTTCTGTCTCGTAGTAAGTTTCCTTTGTGGGTAGAAAATTATCTATGTATTCTTCTATCGCCTCGCTAACATCAACATTTTCACCATTCTTTGTCGCTGAAATAGGTGTTACCTTATTATCAATATAAAAAGAATTATCATCAAAATATTTTGGTAATAATCCGATAGATTCTATTTGAATATCCCATCTTTTATACCCAATAAATGGAGTTCCTGTGATAAATTTTATTTCTCTTAGAGAATCAAAAACATCTTGTATTTTATCTTTTACTTCATCATTTAAATAAAACTGTGGTGTGTAACCCCACATAACATTTAATTTGAATTTAATGTTAACGTATTCACCGAACTCATTCACTATCTCCAATAATTCTTCTTCAACTATAGTGTAAAAATATGAAATATCATTTGGGTTTTGGATGGTGAACACGATTGTGGAATTTTCCTTAAACTTAACAACAAAAGGCACACATACTAACCCAAATAAATTTACTGTTTCCCCAGCAAAATTCTTAAATAGTTTTAATAATTTATCTTCACTTATCATACAAACATTTTTGCTTCTTTTGCTCTTCTAGCTTCCAAACCAGGGAACTTATTAAACATGTGTTTACTTGTCTGCGCAATTTGTTCTTTTGCTAATTCAAGATCACCTCGTTTTATCGCCTGTATAAAATCAGCCGTTCTTATACCACGACCCATATTGTATGTCATTGAAATTAAAGTATTATACATACCTTGAGTAAGTTTTGGCTTAATACCTTGTTCTTCCCAATCATTCAAAAATTCATTAACAATTCCTTCCGCAATCTTAATGTCGTCTTTCAATAATGTTTCAGCTTGTTCTTTGGTTATTTTAGTTATGTTTGGAACAATTTTTTCATATGATGGTAAGAATTCATAACCTTCATCCTCATCTTCAAATATTGCGTGTCCGTAACCAATAGTGTAAGCACCGTCACCAAGATCATATGCTCTTAATACAGGTTCTCCCTTATTTATTATCGAACCTTCTTCATATTTTAGATGATTGTATAAGTCGTCAGACGATTGTCTTATTCGTGGTTGTACAAAAACTTGTTTTTCCGTTTCTACCGCTTTCTGTAGTGTTGGTTCTAATGAGGACTGAATTTGATTTAAACTCAATAAACCTAAAAACGAATACATTACATATCTAATGATTTTCTTTTTAAGTTCGGTAGGTAATTCTTTGATTTTGTTCTTTAAGATTGAAAGGTATTCTTTGGCATCCTCTTTGGTTTTAACCCAAAGTTTTGATAGATCTAAATCTTTTTTAACGTCAGTAAAATCCCACTCCATGTCGGGTTCTGTTTTACCATCTTCAGTAAGAAGAGATATTTTAAAAACCATCTCTTCCAATATATTTTCACATGTTAGTCGTGTTTGAATTCTTTGGTATTGATATTCAGTTAAAGATAATTTCATATCAATAAATATATGAGAACTCTAAACATACTGAACCTTTGATACTACTAAGTCGTTAATATTGAAGTATTCCAATTCTTCTCTCAATAATTTCTCGTTTTTGTATCGTCTTACTCTATCGTTTTTTGCTCTAGTGGAACTACGATACCATCTCTCTTTTATAAATGATACTTTTACATCAACCTCGTACACAAAATCTGGACCATAACTTTTTTGATATTTGCGTATGTTGGCTACTTCTATTTTGATGTCACCTTCGTGCCAATATATACCCTCAAAAGAAATAGGTTTTTTATTTATAAGTTTTTTAACGAACTTAATTCCTTCGTCATTTATTGCTCTACCTATTTTATTTCCGTGAACCATAAGACAAAGATAATGAAATATCCCTATCTACCAAAGTTTTTTTTAAGATTCTCTAACTTTGCTTTCTTCAGTGCGGTATTAATAACTGAGTTTGTTTGGTGGTTTGTCGTTTTATTAACTTGTGCGTAATTGATTGTTTTTGGTTGTTTGTTTTCAGGTATGTTTCTTGTTCTTTCACTGAATATCGTTTCTAAAAATTTGTGTTTTTTTTCTTTTAACTCTTTTGCTAAATTAATTTCTTCATTTTGTATCTGAACTATCGATTGAGATAATGTGTTGGTATCTAAATTTAAAACCTGATAATCCCCCATTTTCATCTCATCTAATACAACTCCTCCTTTTTTATTTTTACTTATTTTAAAGTAATCCGCCCTCATTTGTGATGCGTATCCTGTATCTTTTCTTCTTGTTAAACTTTTATTATGAAGTCGTCGATGAAACAAAACATCCGATGTTAGATTTATCTTCTTGTTAAACTTATATATTCTACCCATGAAATCAGAATCTGCAGCAACTTTCCAACCTTCAAATCCATTCATGTTAAGAAATATTTCTTTTTTAATACCAAAGACACCTTCACCATATAATGATCCATCACTACTAAAGTTTCGGTTACCTTTATGATCTTTGAAGTTAAGGAATTTTGGTTTCACACAATCGTATTTATCTAACGAACTATCAACCTCGCTCAATAGAGTATCTAACATTATATCATCAGAATCAAAGAAAAATAGTTTATCGTATCTTGATAGTTCGGACAACGTATTTTTTATAATATATGGTCCACCATTTTCAGTAAAATAATAAAAGAAGAAATTTTTAGGGAACTCTTGGGTTTTCACATACTCCAAAGTTTTTTCACAACCATCAATACCCAACAGAATTTCAAACTCATTATCGTATTTGTTATTTTGAATTGATGTGACTAACTCACCTATAAATTCTACGGAGTCAAATGTTGGTATAATTACCGATAAACTCATCTTCTTTTTTTACTTAATATTAATTTGTTAATCATAGATGAGTTTGTTTTCAGTGTTGAGTTTCCTGTTATAGTTTTTGGTTTGATTGATTTGTGAGATGGTGTGTTATTAAATATTTGATTCACCATATCATAATTTATTGTTTTAACCGATTTTTCAATTGTTCGGGTAATTTTAATTGGTGTTTCTCTAACTTTAAAAACATCCTCCAATTTTTTTTCGGGTTCAGAATACATAACACTCGGTAAAACTATAGTTTTATCAAAAATGGAATTGGTGACTAATGTTTGTAAATGATCTCTTTTTGATTCAGTATCAAATATAGTATTATTTTGATTTATGTATTTAATATATCCCGAATCATGCCTTACACATAATATTTCTATTTTATTCTCCATACAATATTTACCAATCCATACGTCAGCCATATTCGGGTATATAAAATATTCTATAGGTAACTTAAATAGATCGGTGTGAAAACACATCACACCAGTACCACCAAACTGAACAATAACATTTTTATTAACCGCATTTAAACAAGCATATCTTTCTGTTGCCGATCTGTAATAACTTGCAATAGGAAAAGATGAGAAGTTTCTACCGTGTAATGTCATGACTCTTGTATTACCATATTCCTTACATTTGGCAATCATATGCTCAACATAGTTTGGGGGGTAAATTAAATCATCATCAATTGTTAGGTAATAACCATTACTTTTATCTAACATGTAAAATTTCATCGCATCACCTAATGAATTATCACTTAACATTAGGTTTACCTTATCGTGATATAATATTTCAGGGATGTCACCATCATGTGAATTTAACGATACGTTAATAATATCACACTGATCTATAATACTCTCTAAACTTTTAACTAAAGAGTCAATACGATTATATGACGCAACATTTACAATTCTAGTTTCACTCATGTAACTATTAATTTATTTTTCTTTCTTTCTAATTTATTCATTTGTGATTCATGATTTCCATGCGTTACAAATGTATTCTTAGTGTGATACATACCTTTACCTAAGTTATGTAATCTAATTGATAACTGCCATCCAACACCAGAACTTAGGTTGGGATTTCTATCCCATCTTGATGGTAGGATTGGTTCAATAGAATAATTTAAAGTTTCAAAAAACTTTTTTTCACAAATAAAGTGCAATTCAACCCATTGTGTTTTAATTACTTCACCACGTTCTCTAGGTGTGTAATTTGTCCAATTACTTGAATTAACTCTATGGTCGGTTAAAAAACTTAAACATATCTTACTATCGTCATCAATATTCTCATATTTATCAACTAATCCGTTAAAAAAATTATCGGTAATTTTTACATCGTCCTGTAAATAAACATAGTATTTTGAGTTTATATTCTTAATGTATTTGAAAGATGAGTCAATAACTTTCCAAAACTTTTTTTTACCCATATTTGGATAATATTTGATAAATTTAACATCACTCGGTATGTCATATATTTCGGAACTACCGTCATCAATGACAATAATTTTTATTTTAAAATCATTTTTTTGGGTTCTAATTTGATTAATAAGTTCACTCAACATATCAGGTCTGTTGTGTGTTGTTATTAAAATACAAAAATCAAACTCATTTTGATTCATTAGCTAAGTATTGAATGACATTTATTTAGAAAAAAACTATCTCTTTGTTTAAATCTAGATTCAAACGCATGGTATATCTCATGACCATATGTTGTACCATATCCAAATGATATTGGACCATCTAAATCAGCGTAAGGTGATTCAACATGGCTTGGGTATAACATTCTGATTTCAACACCTTTTTCTCTAGCGGAATGTGTCATTTCTGCTCCACAATCAGATCTTAAATTAGTTTCAAATGAAGGTCTCCCTAAAATATTGAAGGTTTTAATACTGAATACCATAAATGCTGGTGCGGCGTGAATCAATGGGTTTTTTAGTTTTACCGCTTTTTGAGCTAAGGAAAAAATACCAACATTATCTTTACACCAATTAACGGCTTTATGAATTATTGTACCATTCAATGGTATTGAGTCAATGTCAAATAAAACAATTATTTCATTTTCATCATTTATAGATGAAAGATAGTCATCAACTGCCTTTCCATGTGTTACCCAATTTTTAACATAAATTTGATCAATATCATATCCAAATTTATTAAATACTTTTTTTTGTAGTTCCGCAAATTGTGGGTTAACTATTTCATTGTAAAATGTTATTACTCTCATATAAATTTAAATATAACAAATAACATTTCTTAATAAACATAACTCTAATGTCTCACATTATAATATACTTCGGGAGTTATAATAAAATTATGTGTAGTGTTTCTTAATTTATCAACAAACTCAAAATCCTCACCATCATCATTACTATCAAAAATCATATTTGAGTACTTATTTTTAAATGATATTGATATTCCAACTCGGTTTCTAATAAGATTATTTCTAGTTAATTCAGGATATATCTTACCATCCGTTGTTTTCATTCTCCAAACAACAAAATCATATGATGTGTATTTCTCCGTTAATGTTTTAACATAATCTTGGTGTATTGTGTCATCATCATCCAAAAAACCAATCCATTCTGTTTGACACATTTTAATACCCTCATTCCTAACTAAACCAGCATTACCATGTCTCTCACCCTTTTTACCTAACTTTTCTAAGTTGGATGTTTGTATTCTTGGGTCCTCAAATTCTTTCCCAACAACACCATCGTAAAGAACAAAACAATCCCAATTTGGGTTTGTTTGATTAAGTAAGGATTGGATTGTATTATCTATTGTAGGTCTATTAATTGACGGTATTATAAATGTAATTAAACTCATTAGTTATGTTTTTTTCTACCTTGACAATGAGCCTTCTGACTGAAACCTTTTGGACTATTACAATTAATAGATCTTTTATATTTCTCAGACCATTTTTCTTCAATTGGTTCTTTTGATAATTTGTTCTTCCAAAAATTGAATAGGTTTTTCTTATCATATTCTTTTTTTCTTTGATCCCAACCACAGTCGTGGCATAAATAAGGATGGTTGTCACTCTTCTCTATATCCCAAGAGTGTTCACACTTTTCACATTCAATTTTGTCATTGAATATTCTAT